AGTGGAGAAAGAGCAAAAGAGTTGGTGGGTGCTTTCCAGTACTACTTGAACTCTTATCCATTCCCACCCATTCCATTTCAGTTACCTTCCTTCCCTCTATCTATTCCTTATCTAACTCCCTATAGATTCATCTGTTAAGGGCTGATCCTTTATCCTCGGATAGGTTAGTTACGAACCCTATTGTATCCAATGGGTCTTCTGTTCTATAGCCTATAGAGTGGAGATGATGGTACAGGGCTAACAAGTTCTCGAAACCTTGGCTGATGTTGCCTTGTCCAGCGGATAAAAGTATTTGCAGCTTTGGGTTGTCTAGTTTTCTTCGGAACTGGACTGTATCTGCCTTTGGGGGTCTAGCCATGCTTCTAACCTCTCCAGTAATTAAATTAAATTAATTGTACTTTATTAGGGTTTATCCCTATTTTTTTTGTCTGTCAATGAATTAATATTCTTTTACCGGACTAGCGGAACTAGTGACTCTAAGGGTGTAAACAATGAACTTCTTTAAATCTGATCTCTTCCATGACCTGGCTACTGCTGTTGTTATCGGCCTTGCCCTGTGCGTTGGGCTGCTTGCTTACTTTGATGTATTGGTAAAGTAAATCTTTTGTTTTCTAGAATGGTGATTTAGAGGGGCTATGCTCGATGAGATTCCTGATGGTCTCGTTGAGTGCCTCTATCTGATCCATCTTCCTTATCGACCACGCCCTCTTCTGCCCATGCCATCCAAGTACAGGATTCCGGTGGCAGTCTACACATAGGGCTATACAGGTGTACTGGAGACCCTGTTTGAAGTGATGTGCCTCACTCGGGGCTGATGCCTGGCAAACTGAGCACGGGAGGTTTTTCACCCTTGCTAGGTGTAGTCTCTCTTTTGCGTTCAGCTTGTTGTTCATTGGGTTGCTTTGATTTCCATTCGGGCTGAGTATTGTTCTGTTCGCCAGACTTCGATCCTAGCCTGTGCTGCGGTCATCATCCAACGATACTTTTCCTCGATCTCTACGGCTTCCCTGATGCCCTCTAAGATGCCTACATAATCTGCATGGGCATAGGCATAGGTCTCTTGTTTACCCAAAACCTCAGTTCCTGCTTGTGCCATGAGCTGTGCCTTGCGGGACTTTAAAAACCCCTCAAGGTAGATTCGAGTGGCTTTAGCCTTGCTGTAAGGTTCTGCTGTGTCAATCAGATATTGAATGGCCTTAGTTGGTTCGTTCACGTTATCTCCCGTTCATAGTGTCGGTAGGTTGGGGCTAGTTCATTTCTACCGCACCGCCTACTATGCTCGTTTGCCTCTTGTAAAGCCTGAAAAGCCCATTTGCAATTAGTGCATACGTAGTATGGTGGGTTGCCTGGTGCATCTTTCTTTTGTTCAATCATAGGTAACGACCCTTTGTCGGATAATTTTGGCGCAATCTTGAATAGTTGTTCTCTCTACTTGGGCAAATTCTGGTTGATCGGGCCACTCTAGGGTCATGTTTTCGACCAGTTTTGCATCTTCCTCTCTCTGTTGTTTGGCAACTAAGATAGCAAAGCGCTCTATTTCCTCGTGCATTAACCAGTTTTCATTGAATAAAAATCCAAGGTCTGATTGTTTAGCCATTTCAATTATTAACTCTTTATTCATATTATCTCCACAACATTACTATTCTTTGATTTTAGATAATCCCTAGTTTTCTGAATATATCTTTCAAATTCAGACCTAGAAACGCTTGATTGTTGGAGGTCGGCATATTCGATTAACTCACGCACGGCTTGAATACCCTCTCCATCAAGCACGACTCGCATTGTTGAGTTATATCGTTCTGCGGCTTTGAACAGGGCTTTTTGAGCCTTTTCGCATACTGGTAGCACTTCAGGCCCTACGCCACCCCTTGCCATCGTTTCTGACAGGTTTAACACCTCGGTAAGCGTATGCCAATCTTGAATTGTTCCCATACCCTTAGTTATCGCATCTAAGGCTGAGTATTCCATTACCCTGAGTTTGTCTAGCTTTTCTCTATCGGTAATGCAAGCGCCCTCGATAGCGTGTTTCAACGGATTGAGCAACGCCCATACCTTGCGTTTAACTTGCTTCCTCATACCGATTCTTGCTTGTAGTTCAGTTTGTGGTGCTGAAAGCGCATGGCGGCCTCCATGTCTAATTCTTTGAACTGCTCGTCAGATAACAAACCAATGACATCACGCCCATTGAACCAAATCTCTTTGATTGACTCGTTATAAGTTGTTTCACCATCGTTTTCATACTCATAAACGACAGTAACAATCTCGCTACCCGCACCTGTTGTTGTGTCAAATTCCCAAGTTTTTTCCATGATTCACTCCTGTTAAAAATTAAATGTTATCTATTTGCCTATGTAATACCATAGGGATTTACCCTAATGTCTGAATCATTCTTAAAGCCGCTTCAGGGTTGTCAATTCTGCACAAAGTACTTCCTGACCAATTCTCAAAAAAGTCTGTTTGTAGCTTGGTAAACTTCTTTTTAGAGTTTGTTTTAATCTCTACCAAAAAAGTATGGTTTTTATACCCTACCAATAGGTCAACAGGCAGACCAATAATCCAAACGTAAGCACCCGCAGATCGCAAGGCACTCACAATTTGGTCTTGGTTGGCATCTACCCTAGCGGCATATCTCATTTTAGGATTCTCCAAGCGGTTGCTGCACACAAGGGGACTTGTCCATTTCCGAGGGCTTTAATTCTGTCCACCCTTGTGGCCATCCCATTAACCACTCGACAAACATTGGACTCAGTTGCCCAGAAGTTTGACTCACACACATTTGCAGATTGACTTGTTTGCCAATCTCCATACGTCTTTGAATTGATGGATTGCTCAAATTCCCCCTGTCCTTGGAGTCCGATACCTGTGGAGTTGGCCACTTCCTTTTCATCTCCAAATTCACCGCATCCGATAGCTTTGCCCCGAATTTCGTTCCCGTAGTCAAGCTCGTTCTGACAAATCTGTTGTTTGTGAGTTCGATCCCGTTTTGTTTTGGGTTCATCCAATCCGATGACGTTGGGGTTGGCCATTTGTCTATGCGTTGTTTTAATGCTTTCCTGCTGTTGCTCCCACCATCTAATCCTGTCGTGTTGGGCGTGTGGAAGCTGTCCACGCCATTTGGCGACAATCCATATCCTGTCCCTCTGATGTGGCGCTCCAACGTCCGCTGCTCCCAGCACTCCCCATCTCGCATCAAACCCCATTGCGGCCAGGTCTCCGAGAACTCTTCCAAGTCCCCTAGAAGTGAGCATTGGTGAGTTCTCCACAAAGACGTATCGGGGTCGTACTTCGTGAATGATCCTCGCCATTTCTCGCCACATTCCAGAGGCTTCTCCATCAATTCCTGCTCCTTTTCCTGCTGCGGAAATGTCGGTACATGGAAAGCCGCCAGATACAACGTCAACAATTCCTCGCCAAGGTTCTCCTCTAAAGGTTTGAACGTCATCCCAAATCGGGAAAGGCGGGAGAAGCCCGTCATTTTGTCTGGCGCACAGTACGCTTGCGGGGTACTGCTCCCACTCGACGGCACAGACTGTTCTCCATCCAAGGAGGTGTCCCCCAAGTATTCCTCCACCAGCACCTGCGAATAAAGCCAACTCATTCAATTTGTCCTTCTTTCATTTGACGCATATAAAACCTGACCCGATCTCTTGCTCCTGATCCATAGACCTTTTCGCAACGCTCAAGCCTGGCACGAACAAAATCGTTATCTCTCAGGGATTGCCAAGTTCGGTATATTTCCCTTGCTTCGGCTTTCTCCAAAATAACTCTGTCTCCAACATTGGATATTGTTTTCCTGCTGTACGCCATAGGGGTTTACTCTAGGTCACCAGTAAGCTCTAAGGCTTGGTTTATCAGGTGTATCGGAAATGGTACGCCTTCACGTACCTTGTCCAGTAGTCTCATGGCTTCAAAGTAGTTCATGTTTTAGTTTCTTTTCAAGAACATAAGACCAAACCGCACCGCCTGAAACCTTGGCTACAAACTGAAGCGCAACAATCTCGGGCATCAAAGCACCAAACGCAATCGTTGGGAACAACAGAGAGTCAACGGCAGCACCAGCAGTATTTGAAACATTTGCTCGTTTAATCCATGACCCTGTGGTTTTTACAAAAATAACCCAATCCACCAAAGCCGCCACCAAGAATGACACCGCAGAAGCTACCGCAATCATTCCTGCTGCAGGGTTTAGCAAATAGGTCAAAGCACCTGTTCCCAATATCAAGCCACCCATTTGCCATGTTTTGAGTCGAACATGAAGCCAATCTCTCAGCGTCAAGTCAAGTCCAATGAGTAAAAATGCGTTTATTGGGCTGATTGCTGGCCCAAATGTAGCCACTAAAAGGTTTGCGGCAACCATTGCCACAGCATATGCAATTAAAGCAAAAATCATAAAAGTGTTTCCTGTTCCATTGGTTGATAAAAATTCCATTGTGAAGGGGCATTGAATGCCTCGATCCTAGAACGCATGACTTGCGCTCTGGCTTCTTTGGTTGGCGGGAGATAATTCCCATGCTTCCAATGCACATCAATGCCAACATTTCTGCCAATATTGGTACTGTCTGCTGATGAAAATGGTAATTTGGTAAAGATTGCAGGGTCTAGCATCCTCAAACCATGAAGTTTGCAAGCAGGTCTTCCCATGTCATCACAAATAACTCTCATGGCTTGCCCCATCTTGACCCACCAATTGGATGTTCCTACTGTAGAAAACTCCCCAGAACTACCAATGCAGACCCGCACATAGGTGTTTGCAAGTTGTTCAAGTCTCTCTAAAGATTCATGCATATGCCAAACTGGTGCGCCAAACCATGTCGGCAGCGGACAATCTTTCAGCAAAGCATCGTTGTCTGCTTCAGTTCCATCAATAACGTCAGGAATTACTGCAAAGTCGCAAGAAGGTACTTTCTTTAGATTAAGTGACCAATCGTAGAAAGGCTGCCAATCTTGGATTGGATTGCCAGATCGCCAGGCAGAGAATGCTCCATTGTCTATGGCGAAAGACTGACACACCTCAATTGCTATAGAAAGCTGGTCAGAATGAGCAAATGAAACAAACGCATGACCATTTTCAATTGCTTTAACAGCAACTGTGGCAGGAGTTATTGGCAAGCCGTGATAGTGGATCATGCTTTTTGCCTTATTTGAGCCATCTTAGCCAACACTTCTAGCGGAATAGGTGCGGCTTTTTTTGCGTCTTCTGCAATCTTCAGTAAAGCAGGGTCAGGCTCATTTGATGACGCAACAGTGAGCCTTACTTTGTCGGCAGGGTTTGGTTTAACAATCCACTCTGCTTTTAAACCTTGGCTACCACGACTGCACCATTCAGCCAAAAACTTCTCTAAAGGCCAACCAAGTATCTTTGCTTCAACAATAGCACCATTCAAGACAGTTTGGGTTATCGGTGCTTTCTTGCTTTTACGCAAGGCTACCCAATCATTCCAAATTTGTTGAGAAACATCTGGTGGGCAAGCAACGACAGTTGCGCTCTCTCTCTTTGGTTTATGGTTAGTGGTTATTGGTTTATGGTTAGTGGTTGCATCGTGTATCGATGATGTGGACATGGTGGGTACATCTTGTGTCCTCAGTGTATTGATATATGTGTCTAGTGTACCATTCGTAAAGTGTTGAATATAAACATCTTTTTGAACAACAGACTTAAGACTTTGGTTGTCCCTGATAAACGCACCATAAGCAGAAGTACCCTGATGAGCCTTGTATTCTTGAATTTCCTTGTTGGCTCTTGGGTTTACAAAGCCATCATCTGTGGACAAAAAGAACTCATTGAGTACTGTTAAAACATCCTCTTCATGCTCCCTCATGCCGATCTGACGGGCAGCATCTCGGTGTTTTATGGGTTGTTCATGGAGAAAGTAGAAGTCTAAAAGTCTTCTGTATGCCAAGTCTTCCAGTAAAGAAAGATGGCGAGTGTGACTCATGTAGTCACCAATGTGAAACTTGTAAAAGTGCATAAATTTTCCGCTTTTTAAACACCCTTAAAAAAGAAACTGCGGCAGGAGAAGGGATAACTCTTTTCGGCAGGATAATTACTCCCTGCCTAGCCGTGTTTCAAAACATTGTATCAAATAAATTGATTATTTGTGATTTCATTTGTTGGTTTTCTGCCAAACAAACGAATAGCTTGAGAGTTCATAGAGGCATACTCAGCCTTGGTGAAGATGCCTTTAGCGTTCCTGATGTCAAACGGGTTCAGCAGATCACGAGGCTCTTCAACCTTTTCAGCCTCAATCATGTGTGGTGCTAAGGTGTACTGAGAAACCCAAGAACGACCCATCTTAATTTTTCCGATTTTTAGTTTCTTCTTGTAGCTCATTTTTGTGCAACAAGCTGCAATGGATAGTCTCGGTATGCCTGTCAAATCTTCTATTTGATAGGAAGTTAGTGGGCCGTTTTGTAATGCTCTGATAACTGCTTCTTGGGTCATTTGTAAAGGTTCTCTAGGTTGATTGTTCGGTTTAGATGGAGTTCTAGCGTTCTAGCAAGCAAAGCTGTTACAGCCGCATCAAAGTCCTCTGGTTCGGTTGTATAAGCATCTGCCATTGTTTGAGAGTACCCAAGCAAGGCTTCAGCGCATCTTTTTTCAAGTATTTCAATGTGCATAAGAGGAGGGAAGAGGAGGAAGGGCTATTTATTAATAGGACAAGTCTTTTTAGATTAGCATAGAAAAAAAGTTGCGTAAATACGGGAAAACCCCTATGTAAATTCAGGAAACTGTGTGGCACATTATGGGTGTTGGGCGTCCTTGTGCACGAAGTCCATCGAGCCAAACAGTTGCAATGCCATCGAAACTTGCGCCCAATGTGCAAGACTATTGTCTGACAGCAGGGACGAATTGCAAAAACGGACACTTTTAATAATTTAACAGGAGTAAATATGCCGATTCTTAATGGAAAAAAGGTTGTAGACCTAGAAGTAGATGGAGTAGATAGCAGAGACTTTCCAGACTTCTCTGATGCCTACTTTTCAAGTGGATGCTATGAAGATGGAACACCTTTGACAGAAGATGAGTTGAATAAACTCACCGATCTGGCGGGTGATGTTCTGTGGGAAATGGCTTTTGAGAGTCTCACATGAAAACAGTATTTGTACAGTATTCTGAACACTTCTCAGACATCCACTACTGCCCTTATTGTTTGACAATCAAAGGGGATAAAATAGTTTGCTGCCAAGAAGCGGACTTTATCGAGTTCAAGGATTTATATCCTGAACAACAAAAAGAGATCATTCAACAAGAGTTAAACGAAAATCAAAGGAGTTAATATGTCAATAGAAGCATTACTGAAAAAAGATGTCAATTCTCATACAGAGAAGAAAAACAACCTGACCTACCTATCATGGGCTTGGGCATGGGCAGAAGCTCTTAAAGCTGATCCTACCGCTACCTACAAAGTAGAGATGTTTGGCGACAAGTGTTTCATGGACATAAATGGTACGGCAATGGTGTTTGTTACCGCTACCATGTTTGGCAAACCAATGACCTGTCAGTTGCCTGTGATGGACTACAGAAACAAGGCCATCCCCAACCCTGATGCTTTTGCAGTCAACACTGCCATCATGCGTTGCATGACCAAAGCCCTGGCACTACATGGACTCGGGCTATACATTTTTGCGGGTGAAGACTTGCCTGAAGAGGGCAGATCGGTAGTGATTACACCTACTCAGGGTGCAATGGATAATATTCCTGTAGAGGAATTACAGTACTTGCAAGAGATGGCAGTTGAATTGATTGCTACCTGTGAGCAAGGTGATCCAAGGGCAGCTTGGGTTAAGTTGGAAGGAGAGAACCTTGATGCAGAACAAAAGATTGCATTGTGGACACTCCTACCCAGTAAAGTAAGAAGTGCGTTAAAGAAAGCGAAGGAAATGTAATGGAAAAAAAAGATAACAGTGGCGTGTTGTTCAAAAACGACAAAAAAGAGTCAGAGAAACACCCTGATTACAAAGGAAATATTACAGTGGGTGGTCAGGATTACTGGCTATCTGCATGGATTAAAGAGGGTAAGTCAGGCAAATTCATGGGTTTAGCAGTATCACCCAAAGAGGAATACAAGCCAAAGACCTCTGAGCGTTCCAAGGCTACTGGCTTTGATAGCGATGATTCAATGCCTTTTTAAGTTAATATAAACCCGAGGGGAGAGCTGTGCAAAGGATTTTCCTAGCTTGCAGACGAGCAGTTTTCCCCTCACCCAATAGGAGTTAATGATGACATTAGATAAAACATGGTTTGGTGGTGCAGTAGAGAGATTCTTTGGCTCACCAGCATTTAAGTTGGTACGCAAAGAAGACCCTACAACGAGCCATCAGGCGGCTCAAGCAGTAGATAGCACCAAGCTAGAACAAATGGTCTATGAGGCCATTAAGAGCCATCCAGAAGGGTGTATATCAGACGAGATACTAGAGATGTATCCAAACTACCCATATTCCTCAATAACAGCAAGGTATCGTGCTTTGTTGGACAAGGATTTAATTGAAGTAACGGGTGTCAAACGAGGTCGGTTTGGCAGAAATCAACGGATTATGCGGGCAACAAAATGACACCTAACATAATGAAAGCCGTTAAGGACGTCTACACCGAAGGCGATCCAATGGACTACACATGGGTTGATCTTGGTGAGTTTGACCATATGGAAGATGCTAAATACGATAAGGTAATGAACGCTATTCCTGATTTATTTAACTCTGACCCAAAAGACTTGATGTTGCCCTTTGAGCAGATGGGGATAGTTCGTGTGTCATCTTCTGTTGGTAAGCCCATTAGTATTACTCTTGATCGCACAGATAGTGAGTTGATAGCGAGATTGCGTAGTGCTTCTGGCGATTGCGGTGCAATACGCAGTACAGGTAAAGAGCATTTTGTTTCTTTGCCACCAAACCAAACTGCCGAAAACGTAATTCAACTCATACGGGATGGAGGCATGGAATGTTCCACAGAAGGCATGACTGCTGAGCGTTATGTATTTGAAATATGGAGTTCAATGGTCAGCCATCAGTATGCGGAATATATGCGTAAAGCAATGGACATGCACGAGAGAATCCGTGTTTACAAAGCATTACCATCAGCATCCAACAGTAAGCGCATCCGCAGAAACAAGCAGCCATTGTTTGAGTGGAAGGTTATTGACGTTACTGCCAAACCAGCGACACACGACATTGTGGCTACTGGGAATGGTCGCAATAGCCCTAGACAACACAAAAGACGTGGACACTTTAGGCAATACAAGGATGGGCATAGAAGTTGGATACCTGAGTCCTTGGTCGGCAAAATAGAGTTTGGATATATTTATCACAGTTATACAACGGAGAAACATTAATGTTAGAAAAACCACCTTATTCAAAGATTAGTTACCCTTCAGTGGCAAACAAAGAATTTAAATGGTCTACAGGATCAGATGTCCAGGCACTTTGGAGAAAGCATGGATGGACTCCACCTTCAGAGAAGATGCTGCCACCACCACCTGAGAAGCCTCAAGAGTTTCCTCTTCGCAGGGTGAGATAAATGGGCATCATCAGAACATGGCTCAATGACCATGAATTCATTGATAGACCAGACCGAAACGAAGTGCTTGAGGAGGTTGCCAAGGAGTTTGACAAGATGAAAGCCTTTGGTGACACAGCACAGAGTTTTGCCACTTTTGTGAGGAATATGAAGTCTTGCCCACCTTGTCATGGGAACTGTTACCAAGGCAGAAGTTGCCCTGCGAGGGATAAATGAACTTTAATCAAGGAAAACTTGTTGATGGTCTGATTGATGACCTAATGCACACGATTCACAAATACGATGATTCTTTATACATGGCGACAGTCATTGGTGCATTGGAATTCGTCAAATTGCAATTGATTGAAGAAAGCAAGGAGCATGATGATGAAACAGACTGAAGCATTACGCCTTGCATGGGAGGCGCTTTCGTACATCAATGAAGGCGCAAACAATCAAGGGGCACATACAGGTATTTCATGGCGGTGTGCGGCCAACAAGTCTGCGGAAGCCCTCAACGCCATTAAAGCCGCACTAGAAGCGGATACATGGGTAGGGCTGACAGATGAGGAAATCCCACCTTTTGCCTTAGATACTTACGAACCTTTGTAGCTTATAAGCTACTTTGCCAACAGGTAAAGACCTATATTTGAACTAGCGTAACCTGCATAGACAATCGCCATGTGTGGGTTACCCTTCAAAAACTGCTCTACCGCAATGTATGCGTAGATCAAGCCTGTCAAAGCAATCAACCAGGCACTCAAAACGCACCTACATCAATTACTTCGCCTCTAAACTGAATTTGGTCTTCATCAAATTTATGGACGAGTTCAGGCCATAAAAGCTGACCATTGAAGAAGTTTAACACCGCAAAGCCTGATCTGTGGTTACTTGGGTTTATTTCAGCATAAGTAAATTGTGGGCCATCTGTCTCAGCCAAAGTCCCTGTATCTACCCCGTATCTAATGCCGTTATAGTCGTTAAATGGCGTGACTTTGAGGCTATGCAAGTGTCCAGTAACGATTGACACACCAGCGTTAACTGTATTGTTATGAGTAGCATGAACACCACCTTTGTATCGGTGCTTGATAATCACATCCTCGGTAGGCCATACTGCCCAACAGAACTCCCAATCAAGGAAGTGGTCTGTCAGTTTGAAACCTAATACTTCTTTGTACTGTGGTGCGTGTTGCGCTAAACGATTACCAAACCTAACGTCATGATTGCCCCATGTAAACAGTAGCTTTACATTATGTC